CCTCGAAGTGCGCGGCCTGAGTCTCGGAGGCGTCTCCAGCGATCTTCAGGGCGCGGGTGAAGTCGTCCATGTTGCCGATCAGGGGCGAGAACACCTTCTGCGCTTCCGCGCCCTTCAGCCCGAGCTTCTCAAGAGCCACCACGGCAATCTCGCCGCTGTCAGCAATGCCCTGCATCGAGGCGATGAATGCCTCGTAGATGCTGCCCTCCGCAAGCTCCTTGTACTCATCGACGGCCATGCCCGCCGCATCAGCCCACGCTTCAAGCGCCTCGCCCCCGGAGGAAACGGCCTTCTTGATCTTGCCGAAGGCGATCGTGGTGTGCGTACCAGCAGTCTCAGCCCGGATACCGAACTGGGTCATGATGGTCGCGAGCGCCGTGACTTGGGCGATGGTTGCGTCGTAGGTTCCGAGACCACGAGACAGGTCCATGGTGGTGCGTGCGATCTGGCTCTCAGTCGCAGCGAAATTGTTGCCGAGCGCAACGATGGATGACGCCAAGCGATCCACCTGATCCATGGGTTGCTTGAGCGTAGTGAGGATGCGCGACAGCATCATTGCCGCCGCTTCGCCTGCGAGGTCAGAGGCTGTCTCCAGCGCAGTGACCGTGCGGACGAATTGTGCAAGGTTGTCGGTGCCCTTTACCCCGAGCTGACCGGCAACCTGAGCGAGACCGAGCAACCTGTCCGTGGTCCCCGGCAGCTCAGTTGAAAGGTCCCTGATCTTCGCCCCGAAGTCCCCAAGCTCCTTGCCGGTGATCCCGGTGGTCTTCTGGACCCCGATCAGGGCCTTGTTGTAGGCAGACGCCTGCTGGATCATCGCGCCAAGGCCGACAGCCCCAACAACAACCGATCCGAGCGCTGCCAGTTGCTTCGTCAGGCCGCCGAAAATCTTGGTGGTCATGTCGCCCTGAGCGCCAAGGGCGGCAAGTTGTCCGGTCAGGCGCTTCGCCTGCGCTTCAGCACCACTGCCGTCGATGCCGATACTCAGAACAGCGTCAGTCATTGCCGGACTCCTGCTTCTCTTGGGACAACTCCATCACGGTCGCGTCAAGCGAACGAATGGCGTGAACGAACTCTTCGAGCGACACGGGAAGCTCGAACATCTCGGCATACGCCTTGATTTCAGACAAGGGGATGGCGCCCGGACCTCCCAGCCCGGAGCCAGCCCTGCTCGATGCGAGCGTACTGTAGGCGTCAAAGAGGAGCCGGAGAACAGGCGTCAGCTCTGGCTTCTCCGCAAGCGCCTTGGGGAGCCTGCCCTTCTTCCGGGCTACGGCCTCAAGGAACTCCTCCTTATCGGCCCACTTGTCTATCCATCGGTAGGCGTCTTGGATTCCTTTCCCAGCTCTGCCTTCTCCCGCTGGTAGAATGCCTCGGCCTCACCAGCCACGTCAGTGACGAACTGGCGGAACTCGTCGTCCCGCTCCAGCAGGGCGCGGGCTTCGCTCTTGGAGAATGGCACGTCCTTGTCGCCGTCCTTCATGCCCTTCCAGTCCAGCAGGACACACTCGCTCAGGGCTTCAGCAGTCACCAGCAATGCCGCGCTGTACTTGATGTTGCCCTTCTTGTCCTTGTGCGGTTTGGACAGGCGCTCGAACAGGGACAGGAAGTCCTTACCGGCGCGAGCAATCAGGAACTCGGTCCCGTCATACTCTTTCCAGATACCCTGCTTTTCGACGGTGGGATTTACGCGATGCAGTTGCATTTTTTTATGTCCTCAATTAGCCGCTGCGGGTGACATCCAGCGTGGAGCCAGTGCCACTATCCTTCAGCACAGTGAAGTCCAGCGGCAACATGATCTCTTGGTTGCCGCCGCCGATCACCGGGAGTTGCCCGGAGAATTTGATCTTGGGCATGTTGAACGTGTAGGTGTTCGTGCCATCAGTCACGGTCCATTCCACGTCTTCGGTGGTCTGGTCGATCAGGGAGGAGAGCCACGCGAACGCATCGTCGTCGAGGTAGACTTCGAGCGAGCCGGTAATGCGCGACGCGAACTCGGTGACAGCACTGGGGCCTTCCGAACCCATGCACATGCGCGGCTGAACATTGTTGTTGATGTTCAGCGAGATATTGCGGAAGCAGATGGTGGAACCCGCGCCACCGACGTTGATCGTGCCGACATCACCGGCAGCGTTCATGATCTCGTTGGTGGTGGGCGATGCGCTTGAGCCAGAGCCGACCAGCGAGGACGAGCCATCCGTGACCGTGCTCAGGCCCATGAACTGGAAGTCCATGGTCACGCCATTCTGCCTGTCGAAGTTCATCTGCGCCGAGCTGCACTTCATGCCCTTGAAGGCGAGGAACTTGTTGGTCAGGTCGCCGAACTCCTTCTCGAACGAGAAGTGGCGGGATACCGCGCCAACCTTCAGCACGTTGGTCGTCCAAGTGCCGCCGAGCGCCGCCTCCATGAAGTCGTCCCACATGGAGTAGCGCAGCCGCCCCTGAACGCCGCCAGACACGGAGTAGCCATTGGACAGCAGGTCGGTATCCATGCGGTCGGAGTTGATCTCGTCGATCTCGTTGGTCTGCGGAGATGCCGTGAGGTTCTCGCTGATGAAGCCCAGCTCCTTCCAGCCCGCATCGTCAGCGGGAGTGGTGCCGGGAGTGACTTCGGGAACGTAGCGGACGGTTACTTGATTCGAGCTGGACATTGTATGGCCCCCTTAAACGATAGCGTTGAATTCAAAAGGCACATCGGCATTGTGCTGCTCGTAGTCCTCTCGGAACCCCGCCTTGCGGAGCCTCAGGACCTGCGTCTTCACGCCGCTGATGTTCTTGATGTCGAGCAGGGTTGCCAACTGGTCAGCTATCTGCCTTGCAGCAGCCGTTCCGCTGTCCTTTGGGGTGAATATCTGGAACGAAACCAGCCCCACGGTGTCAGCCGAGACAGCCCCTATCTCGTGGATTTCCCTCCCTGCCTCTTGGATCGTCATCCTGACCCATGCCGCGCCGTTCGAGGGAGGGGTGAACGGCACGTTGTCGTAAGCCATCGGGACGCCTGCCCAGTTGGCGTTGACGTAAGACTCAAGCGATTGCCGGATGGTATCGAAGCTCATGTCCTGCTCCTCAGGCGATGCGACGCCAGCGCGAAGGCTGGCCCATACACACCCCGTGGCGCTCGCTGCGAGTGTCCGTTTTCAAGTGCTTCGGCGTAGGGTAGGCCATTTGAAACCCAGAAGGTACGGAACGAGTCGTCACCGACCGTGACTTCAACACGGCCAAGATCGACGCTCTTGCTGGGGTTGGTCTTGTTGTAGTTGTACGAGCCATTCGGGACGCCGGACGAGACGTTATGGTTTCCAGCATACCGCCCGGTGTCTACCGGCGAGGATGTCGTCACCTGAACCCAGACGAACGCCACCATGTCCTTGACGAGCTTCTGGTGCTCCTTCTTCACTGTCAGGATCAGGTCTTCTGGCCGCGTGCTCCAGCTCACGGATCAGCCCACCACGAAGCTCGTGACCACGCCGACGCCATCACCGATGACGCTGCGGACGGGGTGCTTTACCGATCCCTCCATGAAGTAGTCACCAGCCTTCGGGTTTGCCGGTAGCTCGCTGTTCCTGACGATGAAGACCTCAACCACGTCGTCCACGCCCATGACGGCATTCTGCGCCACCTGCTTCGCCTTCTGCGGGTCACGCACCACCTGCACCGGGTACTCGGTCGTTGCCGAGCCGACGGCGCCCGTGGAAGGGTCATAGGTTGGAGCGGAGGCGATGGCGTGCAGGGTCATCGAGACAACCGCGTCGCCTGCCTTCGCCCATGCCGTGTCCACCTTGGCCGCAAGGGCTGTCAGGGAAAGGCTCACGGTAGGACGTGGGGGATGGAGCCGTAACCACCAGCTCGACGCTTGATGTACCGCGTCAGCATGGCGTCAACCAGCTCGCTCTTGTAATGGCCGGGGCGCACGCTTTCACGATCAACAGCGTACTGCTCCGACGTGGAGATGGGGCCGACAGTCAGGCTCTCGCCAGTGGTAATCCGCTGGCTCTGAGACCCATCGCGCTCAGGCAGGATCGAAGCATCGCCGATCTCGACCAGTGCCAGCTCGCAGCAGGCGTCCTTGATTACCTGAGGGGTGGTGTCCCCGATGTCGTTGCCCCACTTATCGGTGCCGGTTCGAGGCCACGAGTTCTCCTGCGACGTGGACACGACCTCCCCGACCCATTCGTACTGGCCGTTCAGGTAGGCCGTCGCTACCACCAGCGCCCGTGTCCGGGCAGTGGCTGTCGCCTCAACCCACGACTGGTTTGCCGACAGGTACTCGTTGGCCTCCAGCAGGGAGGCGATGGGAGTCATTCATCCGTCCCGGTCTTGGCCACGACAACCTCATCCTCGGAGTTCTCCATCGCATCGGCAATGGCTTCCTCCTTCGGGGTCTGTGGCTTGGCTTTCGCTTCGGCACGTTGCATCGAGACCTCGACAGCAGCAGCTTGCCTGCGGAGGTCAGCCAGCGCCTTCGCCTCTACCCGGTTGGTCCGGGCGACCCGCTCCACGGCAGTGTGCAGCATCCTGATGGATTCTCGCGCCTCATTCGTCTCGTTGCGCTTTGCGTTTGCCGCCAGCATGTCGGTCAGCTTCGGATTAGACATTGCCCCTCCAGTTGAAAAAGGGGCGAGGCGAGAAGCCCCGCCCCGCCAAGGATCGCCCTACCCACCGAGCGAATCGTTTAGCCGTTGGTGA